CTTGATTTTGTATCCGTCAGTTTCTGACATATAATCAGCGTCCTTGACTCTGAAACCAACGGAAAAGGCTCCAAGAACACCGTCTTTAACTAAATCTTTAACATCGCCCGCTGCTTTCGATATCTTTGCAGATATATCCAGCCCGTTCTCAGTCACTTCTAAACCAGTAGCTCTACCGATAGGCTTATCATAGTTGTGATTGAATAAAAGTATAGGATTAGTTTTATAATTTTCTAGTCCACCTTTTGTCCAAGCATCTGGCTCTATGATATCGCCAGCTCTATCTAGTGCATTTGTACTTGCAGAACCTTTGATATCGATTCCGCCATCTTCGGTTTCACCCAAAGTTTTAAAAGTATTAGTCCAGTGAAATATTTTATTTGACATCTTTCTTCACCTCTTTCTTAACCTTTGGCTGAGAAACTTTCTTCTCAACTACTGGCTCTTCAACAACAGGTACTTCGACAGGGTGTCTATGTTTTACTACGGAAAGGACTCTATTCCATGAGCCAAAGTTTCTTCTTAACATATAGTCTTTGACTGGAACATCACTTCCGAAGGATTTATAAGTAGCTAAATCCATAGTTTCTACGCCTTTATCAGCGAAGAAATCGGATACAGCTTTCAACATCATATTTTTTGTCATTATTCTTCTTCCTCAATCGGAGAACTTTCTTGTGGTCGTCCCCCCTCCTCTGGATTTACAGATGAACCTGCTAAATTTACAGGAACTCTTGGTTCATCAAATCCGTCTATTGGTTCTTTACCCATAGCTACTCTTGCTTCATTAGCACTCATGATTCCTGTATTCACAAGTGTAGCATAATAAGCAGCTTGGTCTCTTAATTCAGGTTGTAGAGCAGGTATTCCTGTCACATCTTCACTAAGTTCAAAACCAAAAAACCTTTCTAATCCATAACCTACTTTTCGTACTATAGGTAGTATTGTTTCTAAATAGTAGAGTCTATGATTAGGTCTTATGTTTGCATTGTTTCCACTATCCATAAGAATTGGTGGTACACCTAAAGCTTCAAGAATTACTTTTTCATTTGCTTTTATTGACTCTTGAAAATCTAATTCTTTGAAGTTAACTTGAGACATTGGCTCTACCTCTAGGCCTCCATCTAATATAAGTGGTCTTCGACCACCAGTACTAGGATTATATCTCATGCTCCAAGCTGCTAACATTCTTTCTTTTATTTTTTCAGAAAGAGTATTAGGACTTTTCAGTACTAAACCTGGAACTGCTCCATTTTTGAAGAAGTTATCTTGGAACTTCCTCATGCTTCCAAGAAGTTGCATTGTTCTAAATGCAGGTTTTAATCTTGGAACTCCTCTATAAATAGAGTTGAAGCTATTTTCTTTTATATGTATAATTTCGTTTATGTTATAGTCTATTGCGCTATCGAAAGTATACTTTTCTATGTAAGTTCTATCATCACTATGTATTGTTACTTTTTCTGCTGGTAAATGATAAAGATGAGCTCCATCAAAATATATAAATATATTACCATCAATCAATAAGTCAATAATAAGATTTCTTTTAAATGTGCTTATATCTTGAAATGGATTTGGCTCTTTATTAAGTAGTAAGTCAACTCTAGACTTACGAATATTTTTTACAATATCATTTGTTCCTGTTCTCTTATCTCCTAAAGAGTACGGAATCTCCGCAGCATCGTCAACAATCATATTCACCGCTCTATTCACAACTTCAAGTTGCTCATAAGCGTTTCTATAGTTTGAGACTACTTCACGCGAGTCAATAGTCAATCCCTCATTTCGAGAGATTACATATTGAGACGGATTCAGTTTCTCCTCATCTGCCTCTGCGCTTCTGCCTATTAAAAAATCATACCATGCCATATTTTTTCGTTCTCATTTTCTCGACCCATCTTTCTTGTTTCTCTGCGTGAATCAATTTGGGTCTTTTACCATATATTGAGTGAAGTCGTAAATGGTGCTGATGGCAGAGAGTCACCGTTTTAGTGTACACTTTATCACGGTTTTCATCAATGAATTGTTCACGAATTTCTAGGATATCTTGTTCATTCTCAATAATTATGTTGTTTTTGCTTAGCCAAGTCTCTAGTAATTCGGTCAATCCGTAAAAGTGATGAAAATCTAAATTGTCAGTTTTGCCGCAAATGTAACATTCGCTTCCTTTCTTATATTGTGATTTAGCCTTGTCTCTCACATATTTAACTAAATCTCTCTTAAATTTCATATCTAACTCTTAATATGAATTATACCTAATTCTACACCAAATGTCAAGAAGTATTTTTGACAGGTATTACTAAAACGAGGTGGCTGTGGTTTCAAATGTATAAAGTGCATATCTTAATGCATCGGCCATGTGCGATGCTCCATCGTGTTTCGGTCTCTCTTTCATCAGATTAGGGTTTGGATCCCATTGATACTGGTCTAAAGACGCAATAACTTGGTCACATTTTTGGTCAACATACAAATCGTCATTATCAACAATTCCTGCTACATGACCAATACCATCTAATACTGACTTCTTCGCGTTTATGGTAGTTATATCATAATTTTGTGCAAAATCAAATCTTGTTTGTTGAGCTGCAGAATCAATATAAATCCAATCTATATCCCACTTCTCAATCATTTTTCTAATTTGTGTTGCGTGCTGTTCAGTTGTTCTTTCTGCGTCTAAGTATTCATCTACTACATAATACTTCTTTTCGTCCCAATCATATGCGATTACGCAGAATGCAGTAGGGTCTTTGTACCCCACATCAAGCCCAGCGAATACGTCCATCTTACTAGTATCAAACTGAGCTAAATCAGCAGTACACTTTTCATGTCTGAATGACCATATCTGTCCTTCATACACATTAAAGTCTGCCATATATTCCTGAGCAAACTCTTGCTCAGACATTGTTTTCTTTGCTTCCTTAATATCATCTTCTGATACTCGAGGATTTTCGTGGTAAGTAGCTTTTACACTAGCCCACTCTGGAAACTCATCATTGAATCCTCTATAATAAAATTCTGCAAAGTAATTATTTCTTCCTCGTGGAGTAGAAATAAAAATTGCTTTTGAATTATCTTTATCTAAAGTAGGACGAAGCGCGACATTGAAGGCATCTCGGCCGTCTGTCAATGCCGCTTCGTCAAAAATTATTAAGTCATAACTTCTACCAACTACTGAGTCCACTTGATTTATTGAACCCATTCTTATAGTAGAATGATTACTTAGTTCTATTACTTTATCTTTTGCGTTATCTCTTAAAACTTCAAGGTCAAAGTGCTTTATCAAATTTCTCTGCAAGTCAAAAGATATTTGCGATAAAGAGTAATTAGGTGACATAAGTAATACATGACTGTCAGGAACTAAACATACTAGCTGTCCAATTATATTAGATATATAAGTTTTACCCTGCCGCCTTGCGATAGCGGCACAGACAAATCTATATTTTGGGTTGTTGATTGCATTGATGATTGCTCTCTGACTTGAGTTTGGTTGTATTCCTAATAAATCCATATACCCTTGAATAGGTAGTTTTATGAATCTATCAGTAGAATCATAATTCATTAAGTAATCGGACTCTACATCTTTTCTACTAATTTCAATCAATGTATTGTCTCAGTTTTGTTTAATAAATCTTTTTTATCGAGTAAGTTACTCTCTTGAGCTAAATTGTATAGATACAAATAAGCTCCACATATTTTTGCGTATTCGGCCTCAGTAGGTGTTATCTTTCTTCCAAGAGCTTCTTTCTCTTGTAATTTATCTATAACTCTGTTACTAGTCATTCCTGCTTCTGCAAGCCAAACTAGTTTTATGTCTATCTGAGGTAGTGCCATATTATACTCTAGTATTGATTGGTGATAGTGTAACTCCTACATGACCTGCAAAGACTTGGTCACTACTACCTTTCACAATAATTGCAGAGTCTCCAGATGGTATGTTAAAACTACCTAGTGTTACATCAGCACTATTTGCTACTGTAACTAAAACTACTGCAGTATGAGTATTTACTGCTAATACTTCAGTAGCGTCTGAAACTGTGCTTGCAGCTCCTACGTTGGTTCCTGATGCGGCTGAAGCGCCTTCTAGTCTAAATCTCATTGTTTCTCCTATAAATGCATTTAAAAATGCGATACTTTTTCGATTTCATTTTTTAATCGAGTTTTGTTATGTACGGAAGGTGGCAGACTTATAAGTTTTCTGACTTTTCTGTTCTCTTTTATATAAGTGTGAGTCTTACTAATGACCCCATCTAAAAGTCGTGAGAGCTGTTTCAGATCTTGTATAAATCCTTCATCTTTCATAATTTTTTAATTGAAGGTATGTTACCTACTTAGCCTTTTGATTTCTCTTCGGCTTCAATCATTTTGTCTTTAATGTCGACATGACCGTCCCAGTTTTTGTCCTTTCCTGAAAGAATATTCCAAAACTGGATTAACTTAACTTTGATATAATCTATCACGTTTTCTCCTGTGTTATGGAACTAACAAGAGTGATGGCCTTTTTTACCTCTTCTCTTTTTCATTCCGTTTTTTCTTTTTTTCTTTTTACCTTTTTTAGGTTTATAATGATATGGCATATTAACTCCATCGTCCATCTGGACACTTGACCCATTTAACTTTTGTTTTTAGGGGCATAAAACATTTGCATACTTTGCAAACCTTCCAAAACTTATCATAGTAGGGACATTCCTTACAAATAGCTAAACGCTCTTTGTGGGTGGACTTCATTTTAAGACTGGTGGTATTGGTCTAGCTCCTACTCTTTTTCTCTGAAGTTGTTTTTTCCTAGCAAGTAGAATCTTTTCTCTTTTTGTTAGCACTTTTTCTTCAACTTCTGCTCCACCTTCTCCAAGTGTTACTTGTCTTGATTCTTTTAATTTATCCTTTATATCCATTCCAGTTCTCTAATTGATATAGAGCAGCTTCTTCAGTACCGAAACCATGCTCTTGTCCGTTTATCATTACATACCATAAACCGTTTGCTTTTTGCACGGCTTTTCCTTTTTGTTTTGGGGATTTTTTAATATCCTTTTTACTGTATTTTGCTTCCATTTGTTCTCCTAATGTATTGTCCACATAGTAAATATAAGTGTGGCTCCGCCTATTATTATAGCTCCTGCACTACTTATTAAGATAGTCTCTATGCGACCTACTGATGAATCCATATCATCAAATCTGTTAAAACAAGTTTTCCATCGTTCTTCACACATAGCCTCATGACTAGACATTCTCTTGTCTAGTGCTGCGATATCTGCCGTGTTTCTCTCAACGTCTGATTCCATTTCGTTTTTCCTTGCTGTTCCTTGAAAAATTTATTTTCGTTATGGTGTAATTATAACAAAAGAAGTACCAAAAGTCAAGTACTATTTTTCAATGGTATATATTTTAACTGGTTCTGACTTTCCTTTGACCGTAACTTCATCTAAAAATTTATAATTATATCCATCTATCATACTATACTCTGATATAATGAGACTAGTATCATACTCTTTACAACTTGATTCTAGCCTTGCAGCAAGATTAACACTATCACCAAGCACACTGTAGTCAAAGCGATTACTGGAACCGAAGTTCCCGACCACGCAGAGACCCGTGTTGATTCCCGCTCCTGTATTAATTTGATCCAAGCCTTCTTCTCTGAGTCTTTCATTAAGT